CACCAGAAGTGATGCAACAAGACTTTGATGGTCGAGTTGATATTCTTCCAGTGAGTGATCCAAGTATTTTTTCTATGGCACAACGCTTATCTTTGGCTCAAACACAGTTACAAATGGCACAACAAGCTCCACAGATTCATAATCAGTACGAAGCTTTTAGGAGAATGTACGATGCACTCGATATTAAAAATATTGAAGCGATTTTACCTCCTCCACAACCACCACAACCTATAGATCCAGCGACAGAAAACGCTAATTCTATCAAGGCAGCGCCGCTTCAAGTGTTTCCAGACCAAGATCATGAGGCACATGTCCGTGCTCATGTGGCGTTTTTGGCAACTCCAGCGTCACAAGTTAATCCACAAGGATTTGCATTGCTTCAAGCACATGTTCAAGAGCATGTTGGATTGATGGCAAGAGATCAAGTGACTAAATTCTTCCAAATTTCTGCTCAAGAGGCTCAACAAAGAGGTGAAATGGTTCCTCAAATTGATCCAGCAGCGATTGAAGCAGCGATTGCACAACAAGTTGGTGAAATATTGAATGAAGTTATGCCTTCATTACAGCCACAACAACAAGTTGACCCACTTGTAGCGATCAGACAACAAGAATTAGAGAATGATACGGCTGAAATACAAAGAAAAGTTGCAAATGATCAGATGAACTTCCAAATTGACCAAGCAAAACTAAAACAAGCGTTTGATTTGGCACAACAAAGGTCTGGATTACAAGAAAAAATAGCCGAAGATCGTAATGATGTTAATATTTATCGTATTAACACACAAGCTGCACTAAGGAAGTAAGATATGTTAGATCCTGCCTCAATCGGTATAGCCATAACAGCGGCTAATACGGCATTTAATGCAATTAAGCGCGGTTTTGCAGCAGGCCGTGAAATTGAGTCCATGGGAAAAGACCTCTCACGTTGGATGGGAGCGGTTTCAGATGTGGAAAATACTGAGAAGTCCGCGAAGAACGTGTCACCACTTATAAAATTGTTTAAAGGAAAAGAAATAGAAGCCTCTGCTATAGAAGCATTTACTGCAAAGAAAAAGTTAGAAGCACAAAGACAAGAACTTAAATCATTTTTGAATTTTCACTATGGGCCCCAATCATGGAACCAGATTTTGGCTATGGAGGCTGAGATAAGAAAAAAAAGAAAAGAGGAGATTTATGCCAAACAGGAGCTTATAAGAAAAATATGGGAATATATTGGGTGGTTTGTTTTATTCTGCACAGTTGTAGGCTTTATATTTTTTCTTGCATGGCTTTGGAGAGAAAGGAGAGGCTGATATGGATGGAAGTATGATACTTGATGCTTGGAATAATCTAGGCTGGATTGACGGTATTTTATTTACTTTTTGGTTATTTATTCTATATTATGGTAAATGTTGGATAGATGAAAGGTTTAAAAAATGATACAATGGTTGATTAACATGTTAACAAAAGATGGAAGAGTTGGCTTAAGTAAAGCCAGAGAACTATCTCAACACAGACTTCATACAACGAAGTATGAAGATTTGTGTATGTAAGGGGAAAAGATGCTACAGTTTTTAGGACCAATAGCTAATTTAGCTGGCACTTGGTTACAAAACAAGGTAGAGAAAACAAAAGCAGATGGTCAAGCCAAAGTTGCTGAAGCTAAAGCTCGTGCAACAGTTGCAAAGAAAGTAGCAGCTGGTGAGGTTGAGTGGGAAGGCAAAATGGCAGAGGCTACAGATAATAGTTGGAAGGACGAGTTCGCCTTAGTAGTCCTTCTGACCCCCGCAATTTTGGTCTTCATTCCTGGCATGAGAGAGCATGTACATAAAGGTTTTGAAGTATTATCTACGCTACCAGACTGGTATCAGTATTTATTGTTTATTGCAATATCAGCATCGTTTGGAATTAAGGGCGTTGGTCAAGCAGCCAAAATGTTACGAAAGAAGTGACACAAGATTTATTTAGACATTTGAGGATACACACTATGACTAAAAAGAATAAGCTAAAAAAAGTAATTAAAGGATTAAGTAAAGCATCTAAGACACATGCAAAACAAGCTAAAGTTTTAAAAGGTATATTAAAAAATGGCAAAAAAAGATCCTAAAGTTGGGACTGGTAAAAAACCAAAAGGCTCTGGCAGGCGTTTATATACGGATGAAAATCCTAAGGACACGGTTAGAATTAAGTTTGCTACGGAGAAAGATGCCAGAGAAACTGTTGCCAAGGTTAAGAGAATCAATAAACCTTTTGCGAGAAAGATACAAATACTTACAGTCGGTGAGCAAAGAGCAAAGGTCATGAAGAAAACAAAAGTGGCAAGTATATTTAAAAAAGGCAAAGAATCGATAAGGAGAGCACATGGCAAGAGTTAGGCAGTTTGCAAATGATATGGGAATGTCATATAATCAAGCTAAGAATCTAGTTAACAAAGGAAGAAAACTCAAAGATGGAGGTTCTTCTGTATTGGAGAGTACAATGAATAAAGTAAAACCGATCAAAGCAGCTAAAGGAAAATTCCCAGATCTAAGTGGTGATGGTAAAACAACCATGAAAGATATTCTTATTGGCAGAGGTGTTATCGAGAAGAAAAAAGGAGGAACACTAAACTACAGAGAAGGTGGTCAGTTCAGAGGTTGTGGTGCTCAAATAAAAGGTAAGAAGTTTAAAGGAATATTCTAGTGGCTAATGGTTTCGATACCACTGAAGAAAGCTATGTAGGAGATGATCCTACTGGTATAGGCTATGATGAAGCAAAAACTTCTATTGCTAGTGGTGTCGGTTACGGAAGTCAAAACATAGATACTGGTGGTAATGAGACAACTGGAGAGATATTAAGTCAAGCTGGTTTTAATCAAGCTATGGGGATAACTGCAACAAATCCTTTTCCAAATTCTTTTTTTTCACAGTTGTTAGGTCCAGAAAGAGTAAGTTATGCTAATATGGGTATTGATATCCCAGGCATAGCAAATTTGGCTTATGATAGGTATAGGAATCCTTTTACATCCAAGGGAACTTTAAGAGAAGGATTATCAGAGGGAGAACAAACAAGATTTGGAGAGGTTGTTTCTATAGATAAACCTCAAACTACTGGACAAACAATAGCTAGAACTGTTTTTGGATTAGGGAGTCCATTAGGTCCAATAGCAAGTTTGATAGGAAAAGATCAACTAGCATTAGCACCAAATACTGGATTAAATTTTAAAGGATCACCAAATTACGATCCTAAACTTGATCCAAATAGTCCAGAATATGCAGGCCCACAATCTCTTCTTGGGGGAATAGGTAGAACACTAGAAGAGTTAACATTTGGTGGTGCAAGACCAGTAACTAAGACTGGTCAAGGAATAATGGATTTAATACAAGGTCAAGATGCAGAAAGAGCCATGGGTGGTTACGAAACTTTCGATGGAAAAAAGATGTAATGAAAGTCACTGACTTTTTATATAATTACAAAAAAGCCTTGAATACTCGAATAGAAGATATTAGTATTTCCTTGACGAGTGGAAATGCTTCTGATATGGAGGCATATAAAGCAATGGTAGGTGAAATCCAGGGTCTAACCTACGCATTAGAACAATTAAGTACCCTGCTGGAGAAAACAGACGATGACTTTAATAGTACCTGATTATGTATTAAAGCAACGACAAGCAAAAGAAAAAGCTGATAAAGAAGCTAAAGAGAAATCCCTAACAGAAAGAGTACCTCAACCCACTGGATGGCGAATCCTAGTCATGCCTTATATGGGAAAGGAAACAACAGAGGGTGGTATACATGTTCCAGATTCTGTTAGAGAGAAAGAAGCGAGAGCAACTGTTGTTGCTTATGTGGTCAAGTTAGGACCACTTGCATACAAAGATTTTGATAAGTTCGGAGAAGAGGGATCATGGTGTAAGGAAGGCGACTGGGTTTGTATTGGTCGTTATGCTGGGTCACGATTCCAAATAGAAGGAGGAGAAGTTAGGATAATCAATGACGATGAAGTCATTGCAACCATTGTTAATCCCGATGACATCAAAACATACGGAGCTTAAGTATGCCAGAAAACATCGAGAAGAAAGAGCCTCTTCCAGAAGAAGAGGGTCAAGTTATTGAACTAGACGATGCAGAAGAAAAAGAAGAAAAAGAAGACGTTCAACCAGAATCTAACGAGAACAGACCTGCCGTTGAAGTTAAAAAAGAAGAGGAAAAAGAAGAAGACGATCTCTCTGATTATTCAGCCTCAGTAAAAAAGCGAATTGCTAAACTAACTAAAAAATTTAGAGATGAAGAAGAGCAAAGACTCGCTGCAGTAGAGTTTGCAGAATCTGTTAAAAAGCAGAATGATGAACTCAAAGCAAAACTAAATAAACTAGACACAACATATGTTGGTGAGTTTGATACCAGAGTGCAATCTCAAGCTGTTGCTGCTAAAGAGGCTTATAGAAAAGCTTATGAGGCAGGTGACGCTGATGCGATGTATGAAGCTCAACAAGCGATTTCCAAAATTGCTTTAGAAGAAGCAAGATTAAACCAACTCAAACAAGAAAGAGAAGAGGAAGCTAAAAAAGCAGAAGCAAATGGCGCTGCACCTGCTCCAGCACAACCTACTCCAGCACCTCCTCCTCCAAAACCAGATCCTAGAGCAGAGGAATGGGCAAGTAAAAATGAGTGGTTTGGACAAGATCAAACGATGACTTATGCTGCTTTTGGCATACATAAGACATTAATTGAAGAAGAGGGTATTGATCCTAACACAGAAGAGTATTATACTGAACTAGATAATAGGATTAAAACGGAATTTCCACATAAGTTTGGAGAAACCAAAAAGTCCTCTGGCCCCAGAGTCGCCTCTGCTGGAGCCACCGCCTCTAAGTCGGCATCGCAAAAGGGACGCAGAACAGTCAAATTAACTCCTTCGCAAATAGCAATTGCGAAAAGGTTAAATGTTCCGCTAGAAGAATACGCTAAGTATGTAAAGGAGTAGAATATGGCTATAGATAGAACAACACGACAAAATAAAAGTCGTGCAAATAACGCAAGGAGACAACCTTGGCAACCTCCAGCAAAGCTGGATGCACCTCCTCCTCCAGAGGGGTTTGAACATAGATGGATCAGAACTACCATTCGTGGTGAGGATGATAAATCAAATGTTTTTTCCAGAATGAGAGAAGGATGGGAACCAGTTAGGGCAGACGAATATGGGTCCGAAGCTGATAAGTATCCAGTGATAGAAGAAGGTAAAAACAAAGGAATTATTGGTGTCGGTGGTTTAATGTTGGCACGAATACCCACAGAAACGGTGCAAGAGAGAACTGAATATTTTCGGGATCAGACCCGCAATCAATTGAAAGCCGTGGACGAAAACTTGATGAGGGAACAACATCCCTCGATGCCTATCAGTGTTGATAGGCAAAGTCGTGTAACCTTCGGAGGGAAAAAATCCTCCGAATAACTAATGAAGGAGTAATAAATGGCTAATGCAAATGTAGCTTTTGGACTCAAGCCTGTAGGAATGCATGGTTCAAGTCCAGCGACTCAAGGTACGAGTCAATACTTTATTGCTAGTGATGCTTCCGCGATCTTTCAAGGTTCACCAGTTGTAGCTGAATTGACTGGAGGGACTATTGCAATTGCCTCAGCAACAGGCGATGGACAACAATTAGTTGGTGTCTTTGCAGGTTGTGAGTATGTGGATGCAACTACTGGCAAGTTAAAGTTTAGTAATACATGGCCTGGAAGTGGGTCAGCAAATACTAACTTTGACATCAAAGGGTTTGTGTATGACAATCCATTTCAGAGATTTATAATCGCAAGTGATGGAACAAACACTGACAGAGCAACAGCTAAAGTTGACATATTTAAGACAGCTGCTATGAGTAGTGGAGCAAGTGGTAATACTACAACTGGTATTTCTTCTGCTCAATTAGATATATCAACAGCAGATAACACAGATACTTCAGATTGTTTAAGAATTCTTGGCATTCATGAAGATGTGACTAATGCTGATCATAGTGCTGCTGGTGTTTCATACATAGTTCAAATAATCGATCATGCCTTACTAGGTAATGACGTAGACGCAACTATATCTTAAGGAGGGTATAATATGGCTATTTCAAGAGCACAACTCGCCAAAGAATTAGAGCCTGGCTTAAACGCCCTCTTTGGTATGGAGTATAATAGGTACGAAGGACAACATGCAGAAATCTACGATACTGAGTCATCTGACAGAGCATTCGAAGAAGAAGTAATGTTGAGTGGCTTCGGAGCAGCACCGACTAAGCAAGAAGGTTCTGGTGTCACATTTGATGACGCAAACGAAGCTTACACTTCAAGATATAACCATGAGACTGTAGCAATGGCTTTCTCAATAACAGAAGAAGCTGTAGAGGATAACCTTTACGACAAGCTTTCTGCTCGTTATACAAGAGCACTTGCTAGATCAATGGCACACACAAAGCAAGTAAAAGCTGCAAACGTATTAAACAATGCGTTTACTGCTGGAGCAACTGCTGGTGGTGATGGTAAAGCGTTACTAGCAACAGATCACCCATTAACAAATGGTGGAACTTTTGCTAACGAGCCAACAACTGCAGCAGACTTAAATGAAACATCTTTAGAGGATGCTTTAATTAAGATTGCAGGCTTTGTAGATGAAAGAGGATTAATTATCGCTCTAAGAGGAATGAAACTAATTATTCCAAGACAATTACAGTTTGTCGCAGAGAGATTATTAAACTCTAACTTAAGACCTGGAACAGCAGATAATGATGCTAACGCAATGAGAAACATGGGAATGTTACCTCAAGGCTATGTCATCAATGATTATCTAACTGACACAGATGCATTTTTCATTAAGACAGATGCACCAAATGGTCTTAAGCATTTCGAAAGAATGCCAATGGCAACAGCTATGGATCCAGACTTTGACACAGGAAACATGAGATATAAAGCAAGAGAGAGATATTCTTTCGGCTTCTCAGATCCTCGTTCATTATTTGGTTCACCTGGAGCTTAATAAAAAATAATTATATTTTTGGGGTGACTCTTTGCAGTCACCCTTTTTTTATGTATAATAAAGAAAACCTTGACAGTTACATGGTGTAACTGACAATTGCCAAGACAAGGAGTATAACATGGCTAACACAACTTTTTCGGGTCCTATTAGATCCAAAAATGGGTTTAAGAACATTATCGAGAACTCAACAACTGGTGCTATCAGCAGTGAGATGACACTTTCTGTTTACACCGCAACTGTTACAGTTGCTAATGGTGCAACAACTGGTAAAGAATCTGCAATCGGAATACCTTCAAACTTTCTTCCTTTAGCGGTTATGATTGCCGTAACTGGTGCAGCTTCTAACAGTGTTACATTAAATGATATAGGTACAGATGCAGACACAGATGGATTTGTTGATGGTATATCTGCCGCAGTAAATAGCACAGGTTTCAAAGGCTTCTTTCCATGTAATGGAGTTCTAGGAATGTCTGGAGGAACAACAACTGCTGCTACAGAAACAGCAGACGAAGTAGAGATTGTTCTTTCTGGTGATCCAGGAGCGGATACTACAGTAGTGATGAAGTTTCTTGGAGTATCTAGCTCATCTGATGCTTCTTAATAGGAGGCTATAATGGCGACAAGATCTGACGTAAAAGCCTTTAATGTGAATCAAGGAGCTTCTGCTGCTTTGATAGGACCTGCAAGGTCAAGAATAAGACAGATAGTTATCTTTGCAGATGCAGCGGGTGCTTTGACCATAACAGATGGTAATGGTGGAGCTACATTAATAGCACAAAGTTATCCAACTGGATTACATACTCTTAATATTCCAGACAATGGTATATTAGCAGAGAGTGGTGCATACCTATCTGCATTTACTGGTAGTAATAATAAGCTCACTATATTTTTATCGTAATGGCTAGAACAAGAGACAAGCAACCTCCTAAGACCAAAAAGTATTTTCGCTCCACCAAATCTGGGGCGGGAATGACAAAGGCTGGGGTTGCTCGTTATCGAAGAGAGAATCCAGGCAGTAAATTAAAAACTGCCGTTACTGGTAAAGTTAAACCAGGCAGTAAAGCTGCAAAAAGAAGAAAATCATTTTGTGCAAGAAGTGCAGGACAAATGAAAAAATTTCCAAAAGCAGCTAAAAATCCTAATAGTCGTTTAAGACAAGCAAGGAGAAGATGGAAATGTTAAAACCCAAAGAAATAATGAATGGAGTTTCTGTTGTTCTTGTTGCTGGATCTATTGCATGGATAGTTACCACTCTTATTGAGGTAGATAAAAGAACTGCTGTTACTGTAGTAAAGGTTGAAGAAAACCACAAAATGTTACATACTTTGTGGATAGATTTTATTAATAGAAAGACAATTGATGGCAATCTCGCGGGGATCAATGTCCCAACAAATAACAAAAGCACCAGGTAAAAGGAAGTGGAGTGCCAAGAGGAAGAGGAAAATCAATTGTGCCAGACCTCGTGGATTTTCTGAAAAAGCACATTGTGCCTCTAAAAAAAGGCGAGGTAGTAAGAGGTGAACCTCAAAAGGTTTGTCTTAGATGTAAAAAAAGACAGTGGATGTGTACCTGCTGGAAACTAATGAAAGGAAAATATTATGCCTAAAGACGCATGTTATCACAAAGTAAAAGCCAGATATAAAGTTTTTCCATCGGCTTATGCATCAGGCGCTATTGCAAAATGTAGAAAAGTTGGTGCAGCTAACTATGGAACTGGTGGCAAAAAGAAAAAGAAAGCAATGGGTGGTGGATTAAATGCCGCTATCGAAAAAGTAAAACAAGAAACAATGACTGCCAAAGAGGGTAAGGTTGTTAGGATGACTAAACGAAAATCAAAAAATAAAAACATAGCTAGAGGTTGTGGTGCTATAATGTCTGCTAGAAGAAAGAAAACAAAGTATTCATAATGGCTGTAAGAAAAACAAAAAAAGGTCTAGCTTTAAAACGATGGTTCAAGGAGGACTGGAGAGATGTTAAAACGGGCAAAAAATGTGGTCGTCAAAAAGGTGAAAAGCGTGGTACACCTTATTGTAGACCGAGTAAAAGAATTAGTTCAAAAACTCCGAAGACTACTAAGGAGATGACAGCAACAGAAAAAAGAAGTAGAATAAGGCAAAAGAATCGTCTAGGTCAACCAGCAGGTGCTCCTAGAAGAGTCAAAGCATTAAGAAGAAAGAAGAAGTAATGGCAACTTCAAACTCAAGAGATTTTGATTTAGATGTAGGAGAACTCATTGAAGAGGCATATGAAAGATGTGGCTTAGAGATGAGAAGTGGTTACGATGCTAAAACTGCAAGACGTTCTTTAAACCTTATGTTTGCTGATTGGGCAAACAGAGGACTTAATTTATGGACTGTAACGCAAGAAACAAAAGCCGTATCCTCTGGAACTGCTACCTATACATTATCGAGTGAGTTTGTAGATTTACTAGAAGTTGTTTTAAGGAATAGTTCTGGAACTGATTTTACTCTTACACAGATGAGCCGTGGTGAGTATTTAAGAATACCTAACAAAACAAGTACAGGACAACCAAGTCAGTATTTTTTTGACAGACAAACAACTCCTACAATAACTCTTTGGTCTACACCAGATGCTTCTTACACTCTTGTTTATTATTATGTAAGAAGAATACAAGATGCAGATGCTTTAGTTAATACAACAGATGCACCTTTTAGATTTTTACCGTGTATGGCTGCTGGTCTTGCTTATTATATCTCTATAAAAAGAGCACCAGATAGAATACAAATACTAAAAAGTATTTACGAAGAAGAGTTTCAAAGAGCCATGTCAGAGGATGCAAACAGCACACCACTTAAGTTAACACCAAATATATCATACTTGAGGTACTAATGGCTAGGTACGCAAGTGGTAAGAAGGCATGGGGTTATTCAGACCGATCTGGTTTTCGCTATCGTTTAAGAGACATGATAAAAGAATGGAATGGTCTAAAGGTAGGAATAGACGAATATGAAGCAAAGCATCCACAATTAGAGCCGAATTATCCAGGTCCAGATCCAACAGCTTTATATGAGCCAAGACCAGATTCAAGAACAGAACCAGCGATAGAAAGATTATTAGGTGTAAATCCTTTTTTACATTCTGGTAGTGGAGCTATAACAGTTACTGAAAAAAATCATGGAAGAAGTAGTAGTGATACTGTTAGATTTAGAGATGCCGTTGGCTTTGGAAGTCAAATTACAAAGGCATTACTTGAATCATCTAGTGGTTATTCAATAACTGCCACGACAACAGATCAATATACGTTTACAATACCTGGCATATCAGCTGCAACGGAATCCGTCACTTATACTGTAACTGTTGTTAGTGGCAATCCAAGTAATCATCCAAGCTACAATGTCGGCTCTTCTAATAAATATGCTATAAACGGAAGCACGGCAACAGCAGATGTTGAGCTAACATTTAAGGTTGGAAGCACTTACAGATTTGTTCAATCAGATAGTTCCAATTCAGGACATCCGTTGAGATTTTATACTTCAGCAGATAAAACTGGTGGAGAATACACAACTGGAGTTACAACAAACGGAACAGCAGGTTCATCTGGTGCATATACAGAAATAACAGTTGCATCTGGTGCTCCCTCTACCTTATTTTATCAGTGTAGTGTTCATGCAAATATGGGCGCAACGATAACAGTAACAGACATAGACCCAGGATTAAACACTCAATTTGGTGGAGACATAGCTACAGTTGGCCCAGTAACATTGGAGAAATAAATGAGTTTTACAAAAGCAACATTAAAAACAGCAATACAAGATTATACAGACAACACAGAAACTACTTTTGTTAATCATTTAGATGATTTTATAAAAGCATCTGAAGAGAAGATATTTAAATCTGTTGATCTTGATTATTTTAGAAAAAACGTAACAAGTGCTTTTACTGCATCCGATCAGTATTTAACAATACCAAATGATTATTTAGCCTCTTTTTCTTTACAGATAACAACGGCTGGTTCAGAGGGATATCTTTTAAAAAAAGATGTTAGCTTTATTAGAGAGTATACCCCAGCTGCTACAACAACTGGACTACCAAAATACTACGCAAGATTTGATGTAGATAATTTCATAGTTGCGCCAACACCAAATAGTAACTATGCAATCGAACTTCACTATTACTACAGACCTACAAGTTTGACTGCTGGATCTGATAGTGGTACAACTTGGTTAAGTACAAATGCTCCGTATGCTTTACTTTACGGATCACTCGTAGAAGCGTATAATTATATGAAGGGTGAACCAGATGTTATACAAAATTACAATGGTTTATATATGCAGTATTTAGAGCGTCTAAA